GGCCCTCTACATACAGGCCAACCGCGGTAATCCGGGACTCACCCGGGACATCGCCACCCGGGAGATCGGCATATTGGTACGCAATATGCTCGGCTTGTCTCCCTCCACCAATGCCCCAGCACCCAATGCTCCACAGCCTCCTGCGGCCCAGCCCCAATACCAGAACGGGAACGGCAACATCGTTGCCCGCACCCCGCTTGGTCCCGGCAGCGTAGCCCCTTCACCAACCCCCTCGTACAACGTGTTCGCGGACATGGTGAACCACGCGCGCGGCAGCCGTTAGGGCTCGAAAGCAAGGAGAACTTCAATGGCATTTTTCGCAGGCGTTCGCGCCACTGACGACTGGGGCACCGACGAGCGCCCCAAATCTTTCCGGGAGACCATCCTCTTCCTCAACCCCAACGGCAAATCGCCGCTGTTTGCCCTCACCGAGAAGCTCGGTTCTTCCTCGGTTACCGACCCGCAGTTCTCATGGTGGAATGAGCGCAACACCGTCATCCGCCTGACGCTGACCGCTGCCTTTATCACCACCTCACAAACGCTCACGGTGACCGGCGGCGCCCTCGCGCTCCGGCCGAACCAACTCATCAAGGTCGACTCGATCGGCACCACCGAGCCGGTGTCCTACGTGGCGGCCAACGTTGAGATCGCTCTCGTATCGTCGGTGACCTCCGACACTACGGTTGTGCTCAAGCGCGGCCAGTTCGGCACCACGCCCGTGGCCCTCACCACCGGCTTCACTTTCCTGACCGCGCTCGGCACGGCATTCGGAGAAGGTTCGACCCGGCCTGCGTCGGTATCGAACAATCCGACCAAGTACACCAACTACTGCCAGATCTTCCGCACGAATTGGGCCGTTACCGGCACGGCGGATAAGACCTTTGCCCGCACCGGCGATGCCTATAAGAACGACCGGGAGAGGGCCACTTTCGCTCACGGCCGCGACATTGAGATGCAGTTCCTTTACGGGCTGGCATCCGAGGTTGTCGACCCGTCTCCCCAAGCTACCGGCAACCTGACCCGCACCACGGGCGGCCTGCGGAGCTTCATCACGTCGAACGTGACGATCTTCCAGTCGTCGACCGGCATCACCACGTCGACGTTCATGGATGCGACGTATCCAATTTGGAATTGGGATACCCGCGCCGGCGATCAGCGCATCGCGTTCTGCGGCAACGGCTTCCTCAATTCGCTGAACAAACTGGCCAAGACCGACAGCGTCATTAATCAGGAAGGTGTCGTCAAGATGTTCGGGATGAACCTCAACGTGTGGACGCTGCCGCAGGGGCAGATCGGGTTCAAGACCCACCCGCTCATGAACGTCCACGCGCAATATACGAACTCCGCCTTCATCCTCGATCCCACGGTCCTGAAGTACCGCTTCCTCCGCGACACCAAGCTGATGGAGGATCAACAGGACAAGGGCACCGACTCGATCATCGACGGCTGGCTCACCGAGTGCGGACTCGAGGTGCTCGCCGAGGAAACCTGCGCCTATATCGGCAATATGGTGGTCATCTAACTCGAAGCCGGGAGACAATCCGCGTGATCTCAGCCAAAGTGTTGGTCGGGTTTCCCACCACAGGCCACTGGAGCGATCAATTTGGGATGGCCATGTGCAATATGCTCACCCAGACGATGCGCCACGAGCCTCAAATCGAGATGGCGGTCTTGAACCACAAGACCTCCATGCTGTGGGCAGCCCGCCAGCACTTCGGCGAGATGGCGCTCAAGTATTCCTTCACGCACTTACTGTTCATCGACACCGATCAATCGTTTCCCGCCAGCGTTGTCGCGCGGCTGCTCACTCACCAGCGGGCAGTCGTCGCGTGCAACATCGCTACCAAAGTCGACCCGCCGATGGAGACCGCCTGCCAAGGGATCGACGAAGCGGGCAAGCTCATCCCGTGCGAGCGGACCACCGGACTCGAGAAGGTCTGGCGCGTCGGCACGGGCGTGATGATGATCAAGGCTACGGTGTTCCATGACATCAGGAAGCCGTGGTTCCCGGTGAAGTGGATCGAGTCCGAACAGAGGTGGCAGGGGGAAGACTGGGGCTTCTGCGAGAAGCTCGAAAAAGCAGGCATCCCCATCTGGGTCGATCACGACACTTCCGCACTGGTCGGCCATTGGGGCAACAAGATGTATTCCCTCCCGCGGTACGAGGAACATAGAGTGGACAATACCACGGTCATTTACGAAGGGCGCGCTACCGAGGAGATAACCAACCATGGGGCTTGAAACAGGCACGGGCATCGGGGATTTGGTCCCCGCCAATCCGCTCTCGACCGACGCCGTCTCGGCGGGCGACGACCACATCCGCCTCATCAAGACGGTGATGCAGTCGATTACCTTCCTGACGGGCATCCGGGAGTACACCATTTCAGGAACATGGAACCGTCCAGCGAACGTGAAGAAAATCCTCATTTATTGCCTCGGCGGCGGGGGCGGCGGGAATGGCGGCACGATAGACGCCTACTCGGGAGGAAGTGGTTCGAGCGGGGCGGTTGCCATCAAGCTACTCGATGTCTCCGCTATCGCCAGCGCCACGGTCACCATCGGGGCCGGCGGCATAGGAGGGACGGCGCCGGCGGGATTAGGCTCGCCGGGGGAAGACACCACCTTCACCACGGCCGGACCGGTCACGCAATGCCAGGCCAAGGGCGGTATTAACGGAGGGATCGCTCACTATCCTGGGGGCGTTCACGCCAGGAATATCAGCACCGGGGACATTATTTTCCCTGGCCATTTCGGCATGTTCGGAGATCCTTCCCAGTCCGGCTCGGCGAGCTTCGGCGGTCAGGGCGGCGGGAACGGCGGGTTCTCGGCCGGCGATGCTTCCCCCAACAGCGGCGGCGGCGGCGGGGGCGGTTTCGTCGGCGATGCCAGCTCGGCTCCCGGAGGAGCCGGAGGTTCCGGCTACTGCATCGTCATGGAGTACGGGTGGTAAGCCATGACACTCGATGACATGACCGCTCTTCTCGCCGGTCGGCTGGGGCAGCGCTCCGACATCAACCAGATGATCTATCGGGAGATTCAGCAGGCGCAGCGGGCGCTCGAAAAGACGCCGCCCTATCCCTGGTTTTTGCAGGCAGTGGCCACCGTCGATTCCGACGCCACGACACAAATCTTGCCGGATGATTTCATCGAATTGATCGAGGACATCATCTATATCCGCAAGCCCACCAATAGTACGGAGTATTACAACCGCTCCTTCCTGGTCTACGGTGCTTACTTAGAGCACGTCACCATGGAACCTGGCTTCGGCGTACCCAAAAATTTCTATATCATTGGTTCCTTCGTGGGTATGACCCCCGCTCCCGATCAGAGTTACACGTTTGACATTCCTTACTACAAACGGGATGTCCCGCTCACGAACGGATCGAGCGAGAACCTCTGGAGCACCAAAGCCGAAGACCTCCTGGTCGCCGAAGCCGGATGGCATGTGGCGCGCAACATCCGCGATAACGAGGCGGCCACGCTGTTTGGGCAGGACCGTGCCGAAGCCCGGCGCCGTATTGCCCAGGAGACCACCTCGCGCCTCGAGTCCATGCGCCGCGCCGTCATCGGTTCGGGCGAAGACGCCCTGCTCGGGCAAGTTCACTGGGAGGCCGGTCATCAATGATCGTCCCCGTCCAATTCGTCGGCAAGACCGGGCTCATCATCGACCAGCCCCCCTACGACCTGCCGCCCGCCTTTTGGAACGATTGCCGCAACGTGCAATTCGAACTCGGCGGCGTCCAGCGGGCGCCCTCCTGGCACACCGTGACTGATGCCGGCGGCTCGCCCATCCCCTATGGCCTCTTCTACGTCCACAGCCTGATCGGCAGGTTCTGGGTCTACACGAGCCTTCAACAGGTGATGGCTCTCTCGGGCGATACCGTCACCGATATCACCCGCCTTGCCGGCCCTTATACCGGAACGGCGCAAGACTTCTGGAACGGCGGCATGTTCAACGACCACCTGATCCTGAACAACGGCGTTGACGTGCCCCAGAACTGGGATCTGCCGAGCGCGGCGTCTGATCTGGCCGACCTCTCCAACTGGCCCGCCACGCACCGCGCCAAGGTGATCGCGCCTTTCAAGGAATTCCTGGTGGCTCTCGATGTGACGATCTCAGGTGAACGCGACGATCGCCTCGTCATGTGGTCGCACCCGGCCGATCCGTTGGGAATCCCGCCCTCCTGGGATGTAGCTGACGAGACACTCGATGCCGGGCAGGTTTCGCTTTCAGAAGGCGAAGACCGCATCATCGACGGCATGCAGGTCGGCAACCAGTTCATGATCATGACCGGGAGCCAAACGTGGGCGATGACCTTCATTGGCGGCCAGGACATCATGGCCTTCCGCCGGGTGTTCTCGGAGATCGGCACGCTCGCGCAGGGCTGCGCGGCCACCTTCCTCAACAAAGTCTTCCAAGTGACCGGCGACGACTTCGTCATCCACGACCTGCAAAGCGTGACGAGTATAGGCTACGACCGGACCAAGCGCTGGTTCTTCTCGCAACTGACTCCTGCCTCCTATGACAAGGTGCGCGTGGTGCGGAAGATGACCGCCAAGGAGATCTGGATCACCTTTTCCTCCGGCGGCACCGCGGTCAATAACCTCGCCCTGGTCTGGAACTGGCAATTCGACACCTGGACGATCCGCGACATCGAAGACAACTACCACGCCATCTCGTCCGGTCCGACTTCGCTGACCGGCAGCGCCAGTACCTGGGCTACGGTGGTGGGCGACTGGCCCGCGCAAGACCCCACTACCTGGGAAAGCAATACCTACGAGCGCTCGGTCGAGGGGCTTGCCCTGATGAGTACGGAGTTGGTGCTCCGGGTGAATGGGGACAAGGTGGACATGGATGACGCCTCGCCCAACTGGGTCGAGCGCATCGGCGTGGCGGTGAAGGGCACCTCGCGCGGCGAGATCGTGATCGACCACGGGCACCTGGCGGTGATGCGCGAGATTTGGCCCAAGTTCGTGTGCGACGACGGAATCACCTTCTCGATTGCCATCGGGTTCTCGATGGGCCGCAAGGCTCCGGTCTCGTGGCAGCCCGCGCAGAACTTCACGCAGGGGACGACCGTGAAGCTCGGCTTCTTCGGCACGTTCCGCTATCTGGCCTACCGCGTCGAGTGCTTCGAGGTGGGCGCCAACTGGAAGCTCATCGGCTTCGACTTAGATCTGGAGCCGACGGCGAGGCTATGACATGCCCTTAGACCGTCCGCTCCCCGACGATACGCGCGAGGCGCTCAAGATGCTCTGGAGCGTCACCGAGGAGCAGTTGATCGACATCAACCGGCACCGCGATTCGCTCCACAAGATCTGGCATGTGGCGCCGGGGAAACCCCGCGAGGGCATGCTCGTCTATGCCGACGGCACCGACTGGAATCCGGGGAGCGGGGCGGGCTATTACGTCTATTACGCCGGCGCGTGGCACGCGATGAGCAGCGGCGGGGGAGGCGGCGGCGGGATCACCCTGGTTCAGGACGAGGGCGTGGCGCTCCCGGTTCAGAGCACACTGAATTTCGTGGGGGCTGGTGTCACCGCGACCAATGACGCGGGCGGCAGCCGCACCACCGTTACGATCACCGGGGGCGGAGCCGGTAGCGTTACGAGCGTCTTCACGCGCACCGGTGCAGTCGTAGCCGCAACCGGAGACTACACCGCAGCTCAGGTAACAAATGCGGTGTCGACGTTGGGCAGTTATGCTGACCCGGCCTGGATCACGAGTCTGGCATATGCCAAGATCACTGGCGCACCCACCATCGGCTCGATCCAAACGCCATGGTTGCAGAACATCAACGCCGCTGGGTTCAACCTCACCGGCACGGGCAGTGTCGGCATCGGCACCAGCACTGTTAGTTCGGGCAAGTTGACTGTCGAGGCGGCCGCCAACCGGGTGCTCATCGTGCGCGGCGACCCTGCGTCGTTTGGTCTTCCGGCGGGACTGCTCGGCCCAATCCTTCATGGCACCGATTCTGCTCAGTCAGCTTTAGAGCCGATTACGCTTTATGCCGCGACCGTGAATTTAATGGGAGGCAATGTCGGCATCGACACAACGACTCCCGGCGCCAAGGTCTCGACCGGGACGAGTCTGGCCACCGTCAAAGTCGCCACCTACGATGCGGGGGACGGCACTGCCATCGGCATAGGAACGCAGTCCGGGGTACTCACCTTTACAGCTAGCGCCGCAATCACTTCCGGCCTGGCGCATATGACGTTGGGAGCGAATGGCCATCTCGGCATAGGCATCGGCAACGCACAGGCGCCGCACCGGCTGACCGTCATTCCATCCACTACCCCGAACACGCCGGCGCTCGCCTCCCAGCAGGTGGCCATCGGGGAGGCCACCAATAATCCCAGCTACCGGATGACCTTGGGCTATGGTAATTTTTCAGGCCAGCCTGGATACGTCGGCTGCATCCAGACATGGGATAGCGGGGTGGGAGGTCCATTGTTCCTGAACGCCTCCGGCGGCGGGGTGTACATTGGCAGCAGTCAGGATGTGTCAGCCTCCCTGCCCAATGGCTGCCTGACTTTGTATCTGAGGCAGACGGATAACCAGCTTTTCCTCTATATCAGAAGGACGGATGGTACTTTGAGGACCGTCCAACTTACCACCACATAGGAAGAAACCGTATGACTTACGAAGAGAGCGCCGCCTTGATTGAGGCGGCTTTGTGATAATTCGCGCGCGACCGCTGGTTTTTACATTCCCGGCAGACGCGAGATCCGGCTCTGTTGATGCTGGTGTTTGCTTCGTCGTAAGCATGGCCCTTTGGGCAATGAGTCTTGTCTCGGTTAAAAGGCCCACCCTGCCAATTCTGGTGGCGTCGATAGTGTTGCTGTGCGCAGGTTCTACAAATGCGTTGAGTGCCATACCAGCGAGTATTTTCCCCGATAAGCTCATGGCCATGAACGCAGTGAGTCCGTTCACTCCGGTAGCCACGGCGCATGTTCTCTTTGTGAGTAACTGGCTCCAAATGAGCAGGGTTCACACAAGCGCGGTTTCGGCAGAGGTGGTCGAGTTCAAGGCCTTTCGGGACAGCGCTGACGAGATACTCGTACACCAGCCGGTGTGCCCTATGGGTTTTCTTTTGCCAGTGGCAAATACCGTAACCAGTGGATTTGATATATCCGGTCCAGAGCCAACAGTGATCCGGCTGTCGATTTGGGACGTATTTATCCAGCAGATCAAGGATAGAATCGGTTTGGGACATTCAGGAAATCTCAACTTTCCAGGGTGTCTGAGCGGGTGGATGTTTGCGCGTCCACTCGCTCTACAGCAGGAGTCATTATGACATACGCAGAGAGCAGTGAATTGATGCAAAATAGCGAATTCCGGGGTCGCTGCAAAGTGGCAGTTTTAAAATATGCTGACTCGATAATGATCGAGGCAACCAGTACCCCAGCCCATCAAACGCGCCAGAAATGGGCTGTGCAAACCTTCCAGGCTCCCGACATGGTGGCGGCACAGGTTCAGCCTCCCGTGGTGATGGACCCGGCGATTCAGCAGGATGGAGCAGCAGTCTCCGACGCAGCGTTACAGGGCGCAGTCGAGGCCGTCATAAACAAATTGATGTGAACGATATGCAAAGTCTTGATCTTAAGTTCTACCAGCGCGTGTATCTTTGGAGCACCGTGGGAAACCACAGTGCGGCGAACCTGAAGGAAGCCGCGGTGTTCCTGCGGTTGATCGAGAAGCTGCGCCTCAGCGATGCCGAGCAGCGGGAGAGCGAGTTTACTGCGGTGGGAGACAAATATCTGTGGAAGCCAATCAGTCCGGAGTACGGTTCGAGGACGATTGAACTCGAGGACGAGGAGGCCAAAGCTCTAGCCGCCGTGATCGAGGTGGCCCCCCTCAGAGTGAACGACGCGGTGTGGCTCGAGCCGCTCGTTAAGCAGATCACCGAGACTGCTTCGTTGGAAAAGATATGGAAACAGCAGCCGTAGAACTCGAAGCCCCACCGGTCGCCGCTACGCAGCTTGCCCCGCGCAAGTTGCAGGTTACCCGCATCGCTGCCGATATGGCGATCGAGCCTGCAGTGTGGGTGAGGTTGACTCCGTATCTTCAAGAGGCGCTGCGCTATTGCCACGGGGAATTGAGCGAGAGTTCCATCAAGGCGCTCGTGGCTGCTGATCGGCAACAAATTTGGGTAGCTCTTGCGGGTGACGGTGCGGAGTTACTTGGCGTGATATTGACGGAACTTTCGGAATATCCCTGCATGCGGGTGCTTCGCATCGTCCTGCTCCAGGGCATCCACTTCAAGGATTGGTCGGGCCACGCCCGAGTCGCCCTCGAGATCTTCGCGCGGGAGCAGGGCGCATCTCGGCTCGAGGCTTCCGGACGCAAAGGACTGGCGCGATTACTCGCCCCTCTGGGGTTCGAGGTCGCCTATACGACATTGATCATGGAGGTAAAGCAGCATGGGAAAGAGCGCAGGCGGCAACGTCTCGACGTCGACTAGTAGCTACCCGCAGTGGCAGCAACCTGCGGTCAAAAACTTTATCGACGAGAGCACGAGGCTCTATGGTCAGGGTGGACCCAAACTTAGCCCTGAGCCTCGCGTTGCTGATTTCAATCAGGACGAGCTTGCCGCGCAGAAGCAGCTCGGTGCCGCGGTCACGCCGGCGCAGTACCTCGCCGAGCTCGGGACGAAGTCAGCGGAATTCAACCTCGGCGCGGGGCGCGATCCGGCGACCAATCCGTACCTGAAGAACGCGATCTCGGCGGCGGTGGCACCCATCGGCGATCAGCTTCTGACGCGGGCGCTGCCGGCCATCCGGCACCAGGGGATTGCGTCGGGCGGCTACGGCGGCTCGCGGCAATCGATCGGGGAGGCGCAGGCGGTGCGGGATGCCGAGCGCGTGGCTGGGGAAGTGTCGTCTGGTCTGGCGAACCAGGGCTATCTGTCGGCTCAGCAGCAGGCGATGCAGACCATGCAGCAGCTGCCGCAGTTGCAGGCGAATCTGACGGCGCCGGGGCAGATCACGGGTGCGGTGGGCGCGCAGATCCGGGCGCAGGAGGAAGCGCAGAGGAATGAGAATGCCAACCGGTATGAGTATGAGCAGCGGTTGCCGTATGAGAACCTGCTGAACTATGGGAATCTCATTCGTCAGCCGTTCGGGGCCGAGGCGCAGTCAGAAGTGAAGGTGCCGCAGCCGAGTACGGCGTCAGCCATCATCGGCGCCGGGCTGAGTATTCCGGCTCTGCTTCAGATCATCGAACAGATACGTAAGCAGGGAACCACCGCCGGGACGCCGCCGATTGTGGCGCCGGGGGGCACCTCGGTAGGCACACCTCCTGGCGGCACCAGCAACTTCTTCGGGTAAGGAGACGATATGGAATACATTGGCAACCGGCCGCCAGGCAATACCGGGGGCTACGATCCCTACGATACCGGGGGCTATTGGTGGAACTACAACAATCCTTACGGTGCCTACGATCCCTACGGCTACAACACGCCGGTCACCTCCTGGCAGGATCAGATAGCGCAATCGGGGGGCACGGCTCCGACGACACCCAACGAGGGGCAGACCGTCGAGACGCCCGGAGGAACCGATCCTGGGAGCTTCGCGCCTGGAACAGGAGATCCGACTTTTACTACTGAGGTCATAGGCAACCCTCCGCCTCCCCTTGATTACACCGGATCTCAGATCGATCCGTATCTTGCCGAGTACCTCTCGTCCTTGCCGCAAGTCGGCGGCACTGGCACCGGCGGCGGTGTGAATTTCAATGTGACCGGCACCGACTTCATGGATCCGAGTTACCCGTTTCCCGGCGAGTATCCGGTAGCGGACTGGGAACCAAATCCTCCGCCTGCCACGTTCACGGCGGAAGGAACCTACAAGCCACCGCCTGACATCGTCGGCTGGCCTCAGTTTGAGTTCAATCCCAATCCTCCGCCGAGCGACCCCGTTTTTAGGACGGAAGTAACCGGCTTTCCAGATCCGGAGTATCCGTTTCCCGGCAAATATCCATGGGGAGGTTTCACACCCAATCCTCCGCCCGGCGGCACGACCACAACCAAGCCGCCCAAAGTAGTAGTCCCGCCGAAGATCATTCCGAAACTGGACACCAAAAACCCCCCGCCGCAGACGCCTCAACCGCAGCAGCCGGGAGGCAAGCAGCAGCAGCAGCAGCCGGGAGTGGGCAAGCTGCTCGCCGCGCTGCCCATGCTCGCCGCGTTCCAGGGCGGCACCACCACCACGCCCGCGCCCTACGCGCACCTCGGCCCGCACACCCCCGTCGCCCCCGTCTTCAAGCCGCAAGGCCGCGGCAACCCCATTCCCTCGATCGGTCAGCTTCTCGCAGGAGTTAAGTAATGCCAGCCGTACCGCCCATTAATCCGCAATTGCTGATGGCTCTCGCACAGAAGTTCGGAGGCATCGCTCCGGTAGTCAATCCTGGGTTCGGCACGCCGGGGATCAACCCGAACGCCCGCACTCCTCCTGGATACGGAGGCGGCGGCATGGCCCAACGGGGCGAGGTGCTCGGCAGACCCACCATGCCTACTCCCGGTGCGCCGCGCACGATGCCGCCATCTCTTGGTGAGACTCTCGGGACTGTTACTCCAAAACCGGCAGCGCAGAGAGGCGCTAAAACGACTTACGATCCGGACGGAGGTTATACAGAGGAAGATAACGATGGGACTAAGCGCGTCTTCGACAAAGACAACAAGTTGATTGATACGATCATTCCTCCTGGAAGTCCCGGTGCGGGCACATGGCAGCCGCCTGCTGAGGCTAAGAAGCCTGGTATCTGGGATAGGTTGACTGACCCCAGCTTAGCCGGAATTGCCTTAGCCGCAGGGCAGCAGATGACTCGCGCCAGATACCCCGGCGAGAGCGGCATAGGGAACGCCGTTAACGCAGTAACTGCCGGGTATAACACGCTCGCCCAGCAGAGGCAAATGCAGGTTGCTCGTGAGTTAGCGGAGCGCGAGTGGAAAGCGAAGCAGGATAAGGCTGCTATCGATAAGTTGAAGAGCGAGCAGGAGATAGCTGAGAGCAAATCGCGGCAGCAGAAAATCAAGGACGAAGCCGAGGATGCGAAGGGCAAGCGCAACCAAGCCCGACAGGATGCCGCCGTCAGGGAGATGGAAGCAATCGATAAAGGCAATACCGCGAGGCGAACCGCTGAAACTGCGCAGCAGAATGCTGACTCACTCAAGGCTCAAAGGGAACATGAGGCTCAGGTCGCCGACCAAAACATTCTCATCAAAGAAAGCGAACTTATCAACGCTAGGGAAAATCTCAAGCGACTTAAAGAACAGGGTGCGGAGACCGCCCGGATCAGGGATGGCGAGCTTAAGGTACATCAAGGGCAGTTAGGCGTGGCGCAAGCTAACTCTGCGAGGATGGCCTCCAAGGAGACTAACGAAAAGTTCCTGCCCTTCCTCAAAGAGGCGGGTGATGATATAGCTGCCAGGGAGCGGAACGCAGTGCAGGCTGCCTACAACGCTAACACGACCTATCAGCCACCCAGTCAGGCGGACCACGACAAGGCGGTAAACGAGTTAGCGATGAAACGCTACCGGGAGGCGCAAAGGATGCAAGGGAAGTCAGGATTCGAAGAGCCTCCGAATCCGCTCGGTCCTGACATCATTCCTCCACCTCCAGGGCCTGCTGTGCGGGGGCCTGCCGCTCAACCTTGGCAAGGTGTCGGTCCTCCTGCTCCCTCCGCTGCGCCACCACGGGGAACGCCGAATATCATGGTCAACCCGAAAACTGGTCAGCGAATCATGCTCGATGAGAGAACCAACCAATGGGTACCCGCGCCATAATTCCGCCGCCGCCGCCGGGGTTTGTCCCTGAGAGCAGCGTGACGGTGAGGGGACTCCCGGCTGGTGCGCCGCCGCCCCCGCCTGGATTTATTCCTGTAGCGGTAGCTCCACCTCCGCCTCCTCCCGGCTTCGTGCCGGAACAAGCTCCGCTGACCGCCCCGCCCAGTGCCACCGGGACGCTTCCGCAGCAGGCTCCTGTTGCGCTTCCCTCCTACTCCCAGATCGTCGGCCAAGCGGTCAGGAGAACCGTCGATCCGATCGGAGCCTTGCTCCCGGCGATCACCGGCGCAGCGCAGAGTATTCCGACCGTCGCCGAGAATGTCCTCGGCACCCTGCAAGCCGGAGCCAAGTTGAAGGAGAACATCGATGAACCCTTTATCCGCTTCGGTGAGCGGATGCGAGGTGCTAAACCTGCTGACCTCAACGTCATCTCGAAGGCCATCGGCGATCTCAAGGGCAAGAAGATCATCACGAGCAAGGCGTACCAGGACTTCATGGCGAAGCAGGGGCCTTCGCTCAAGGAGGCGGTGGCGGATCCCACTAAGTTTCCCGAAGCCGTCGGGCGTGCTGTAGGGAGTCAGGTCGGACCGTTCGCCGCCACGGTGGCAGGCGGTTTGCTCGGTGGTCCTCCCGGCGCTTTTCTGATGAGCGGTCTCAACGACATTGGCGCTCGCTACAACGAGCAACTCAAGGGTGGCGTAGACGCGCCGGCGTCGTCTATAGCCGTAGGCGGCTTAATCTCTGCTCTCAACAGCCTCGGCCCTGTGCTTGCCATGAAAGGCATCACCAAGGGAGTGCTCTCGACGGCCGGTGTCGGCGGCGGCACTGAGGCTGTGCAGGAGATTCTCGCCATCCTGCACGAGAAGTTCTTCGACATTCCGCAGACCGACCCGTTCTGGCGAGTGATGGAGAGTTTCCTCGTCGGCACGCTACTTGAGGGTGGCGCGCATGCGGTGGCTCACCAAGGTGCTGCGCCTCCGCTGCCTGCTGGCGTGACCGAGCAGGTCCAGTCTACCGTCACGTATCCGCCTGCTGCTCCTGCGCCGGTTGAGCCGCGACTCTCCGTTCGCCCACAGCCTCTCGCCACTCCGGCGGTTCGAATGTCGGGTATCAGCGGAGGGCCTCCCACGCCGACAGCGCCTCTGCCCGTGCAGCCGAGCGTGGATATCCAACCTCCTCAGGAAGCGATACCAGCGGCTCCCGTTCCGGTGACAATTGTCCCTCCCATCCCGGACCTTTCCCAAGGAGCATTACAAGTACAGGCAGAGGCACTACCGCCTGCTGCTGCTCCCGATGCCGGCGCGGATGTACTCGTTGACCGCGTTCTCCAGGCAGCCGGGGAGCCGGTAGAGAAGCCGGCGCTCACGGGTTGGGCCGCGAAGGTCGAAGCATCGAAGGAGCGGCTCCGTAAGCGCGGCAGCCTGCTCTCTGCCAACCCCTTCGCCGATGTTGAGTGGATCGGAGACATGGCGATAGTGATCGCCGACGACATACGGAGTGGCTTCGTCAACGCGAAGAATGCCATTGAGCACATCGTCGCCAAGTTCGGCGCGGAAGCGCGGCCGGTGGCGCAGCTCGTATACCGCGAGGCGCAGAAGCTTGCCGTTCCCCAGCCTGTCCCAGGAACCCCTCCTGTTGGCCCGCAAACGGCCCCAGGAGCGCCCGCTGGCGTTCCCGCGTCCCTGACAGCCACCCAGTCCATCGGCTTGCCACAGGGCCAGCTAGCGCAGGTTTCCACTGAGCCTCCCCCGCTGCCTCCGCCCGTAGATCCGACGCAGTTCCCCGAGTCAGACCCTGAGGCACCCCTCCGAGCACAACTCGAATGGCCCACCCGAGCTTTCGGCTGGGTCAGGCGCAGAACTCTCCAGCTTTATCAGGCAGCCCAACGTTATCCCGATTTCCAGCCCATCCAGGATCAGATCCAAGCGCAGGAACGCCGGGATGCGGCCATCTCCCATTGGCAGAACAAAGGCGGCCGGGTCTACAAGGCGATCGTCAGCCTCGGTAAGGCGAACAGAAAAGCTTTCTTCGACTTCGCCTTCCAGGTGAGGCTGGAGGAAATCAAGATCGACCGTCCCCTCACCATCGAGGAAGTGGCGAAGATCGCCGATAACCATGGCGTCGATGACAAGGGTCTCGCCGTGTATGAGCAGTTGCAGGGTTACTTTCGTGAGTCGCTCGACGGCTTGCGGGTGGCCCAGATTCGAAAGCTCCAGTCCACCGTCGAAGATCCGGTTGTGCTCGGCAAGGCCATCCAGAAAACCAATGAGCAGTTCGCCGAGCAGGCCGCGCGCCACTACTATCCCCTGAAGCGTTTTGGCTCCTACATGGTCTCGGCTTTCGTGGGGGGAAAGATCGACCAGCAGGCGCACTTTGAAACCGCGAGAGCCGCTCGGCAAGCCAAAGCGAATCTGGATGAGCAGTACGCGAAAGCCGGGATCAAAGCCGACGTCAACGTCAGCGAAAAGCTGAGTGCCGATATCCAGAACCTCTCGAGTCTCCCGCCCGACATGGCCGCCCGGCTCGCCGAAGAGCTTGGCCTCACCGCTGAACAGCGCGTCGACCTGAGCAAGATGGTGGGCGACCGGATCACCGACAACTCCTTCCTCCAGCACCTGAAGCGTGCGAAGGGCACCGCCGGCTTCAGCACTGACGGCCTGCGCTCGCTCGCCGCTTACACTCAGTCGCACGCCAGGCACATGGGGGATACCCAGGAGAGCCACAACCTGCAGCAAGCCGTGATCGATGCCAAGGACGCGATCAGCAGCCTGGGGCGCGGCGCTGGCGGCGCGGACACCATCAGGATTCAGCAGCTCCTCAAAGTCATGCAGGACGCCAACGTCGCCATGCTCAACCCCAAGGTGCGCGGCTATGCCGCCGCCGGTGCCATGAATGCGTGGTACTTCAGCTTGAATCCCAAGCAGATCCTGGTCAACCTCGGCCAGTCCATGATCACCGCCCCGATCCTGGCCGACCAAGAGGTTCCCGGCGTACCCGGCGCAACCGTGGGAGCGCCTCTGGCCTACACAGAAACCGGCAAGGCGATGTGGGATATGAGCCGCGTCTATACGGTGCGGGCCTACCGGAAGATCAAGGGCAAAATCACGGGTGCGCCCGATCAGTACGTCTACACCGGTAAGATCAAGCCGCATGAGTGGGAAGCCATGGAGAAGGCCATGGACTCGGGTGTCTTGGGCGATACCCAGGCCGCCAACATCGCCTCGCATGCCCATGGCAATCTCTCCGAGCGGATGCTCGGCTGGGCGCTCGGCCTCAAGGGGGAGCGTGGCGGCCGGAGCATTGGAGAAGCCTCCACCTGGATTCCCGAGCTGTTTCTCAGGGGCCATCAGATCAGCGAGGAGTACAACCGGCAGGTGGCTTTCCTCGCGACCTTCCGCGCTCTGGAGAAAGCGGGCCATCCCAATCCCTACGAAGGGGCCATCAAGGTGGTCAAGTTATCGCAGGGCTACAATGCTCCCTCGAATCGCTCATGGCTGCAGGCAACGTTCCCGAACATGATGATGTTCAAGAGTTACACGGCCAATAATATTTTCCTGCAAGGGTCGAGCAAGTACTGGAAGCGGTTGTGGCTGGCGCATCTGGTGATGTCGGGATTGCAAGGAGCCATGGGTTCAGAACACTTGATCAAGTTTCTGAATGCGCTGGGCTCCTGGCTCAAGAAAGAATTCGGCTACAAGAATCCGCACGTCGACATCGTCAACGACATTCGCGAGTACATGACCATGAAGGTGGGCCAGATTCCCACCGAGCTGCTGCTGCACGGTATCTCGGGCGGGATACCGGGGAACCTGTTCGACTTGAGTGGATCATTCGGGCAGGGCCGCGTGCTGCCTTTGATTGATCCCTTGCTCGACCTCGCTCATGGCACCGTCGACTGGAAGACCTTCGTCGAAAGGGAGGCGCGGGATGTCGGCGGCGTGGCGCTCGGGACGGGTATGGACGCCATGAAGGCGCTCGTCGAGGACAGCCCCGAATCGCTCCGGTTCTTGAAATCTGTGCTGCCGAAGTTTCTCGGCCAGTTGGCGGAAGCGGGCTGGGCCGCCAGCGAGGGCGGCGTCAGGGATGCGCAGGGCAACCTGGTCGTACCGATGGACACCGCGGATCCCGCGCACGTCGCTGAGATGGTGGGCATCGCAGGAGGCATCCAATCGAAGCGTGTGACGCAGGCTCGCGAGGCAAACTGGGCCGCGCGCGAGCATCAGATCTACTACACCAACCTCATCGCCAACCTGCAGAAGGATTACAACCGGGCGCAGGAGTCCGGAGACGAAGCCGATAAGGCGGCGGTCAACGAGGAGATCAGGAAAACCAACGAGGAGATTCTGCCCGAGGGCTTCGCGCGCCACCTCGGCGAGTACCACCGGAACTACATGAACCGCGAACGGCTGCAGCAGCGCACCGAGAAAGGCAACATCGGCCCGCGCCGGCAGTGGCAGGAATTGCGGGAACGCAGACAGCGCGCCTACCCGCAACTGGCTCCCGCGCAGTAGCGGCCTAGGAAGGGAGTCTGTCTGTTGGGTTGGGTGACGCACCTAGCCATTTGATTGCGCGACCGTGTGGCGTGATCACTTCGGCGACTAGACCAGCATCTTCCAGGTTCTTGAGAATGGATTGGAAAGATCGCCAGTCCATCTTGCTTCGGAAGCGCTGGTAGAGTTCGACTGTCGGAACTTCGGCATACTTCCTGAGCGTTTCCTCCACGCGGAGCGCCGGCCGCAGTTCATCGTTCACTCCTGCCAGGGCTTCCGGCATTGCTTTCTCGGTTGAACTCAAAATTGTGATGGCCTCTTCGAGATGCTTGGCCTCGATGATCATCGAGTCTCCCTGCGCCGCAGAGATAGCCATAGAAATTTTGTGAGCGTGAGCCTGTCGACGCTGAAGGTAGCCACCGAACGTGTCGGGGGATAATCCCACCGGCGGCTGTTTAGAAAATTGCAGGTACCAATCCGTGCCGAGGGCATAGGCGGCTTCACTCAGTGTGAACTCACCTTTGAGCAGAGCGATCTTCTCCAGATCCTCGATGAGTTTGGATGCCATGTCTGGCACGTAGCCGCGCCCCTGCTCGGCAGCCCGCTTTGGGTAGGGCACCAGAGTCTTCTTGGATTCCGCGAAGACTAAAATGCACCGGCTAGTGAACCCGGTGCTAATGAGAGACGGAGGCAGGTTCTCTGAAACCCATGCCGGTGTCGCTCCTGCGATGAGGTTAAGGTGTGGCCTTTCGATGATGCGCCCGCCATCCCGGCGGGTGCGCCTCTTGAACTCATCGCTGCCGTCTCCAGACCACAACTGGGTCAGTTCGGCCATAAGCTTTTTATCTCTGGGATCGAGGAAGGTACCCAACTCACCCAATCCGTAGGTGACCGAGGAGTGCTTCCGTATCCCACCCCTTGCACGTATACCTGTGCCTCCGGCTGCCGCGTCGCCGAGTTCGTCAATTACGGCTTGCCAAGTGATGGACTCACTCCCCATGCGCACGCCTTTCACTTTCCGCAGCAGCCGCATGCCCGCATTTATCGCCGTAGTTTTACCGCTGCCTGACGGGCCGATCAGGAGAATATAACAGTGGGGTGTCCACTCAAAAGTTCCCATGTCGATAAAGCACTTGCCCTGCAAAGCTCCAGCAATCGTCGAAATCGCCACCCAGTATGAAAAAATCTCCGGCGGCTCCGAGAATTCACAGTACTCGAGGTAGCTGCGGATCCACGAGCTAAAGTTTCTCGCCACTCTTAGCCTTGCCTTTCGCGACGGGCGCGAGCACGGTCTTTGCCTCGAAGTGACTGCAGGTGTCGAGAGCGAACTGCGCGGGGTATTCCCAGGAGCCGGCCCAGACCCGCGGGTTGAGGGTGCAGATGCCGACGTCTACGTTGCGAGCTGACCAGTTCTGGCAGTTCTTGCAGAGCTTGTCTCCGCTCATGCCCTGCCCCTCACGGCGATGCGTAATGCGATGTCTTCTTCGGAGTCGCCGCGGCTGCGCCAGTACTGCTCCTCGGAGGGGAAGACGGGGTCATGCCTTTTCTTCCGCGGGAGTTCCGGCGACCGCACTAGTTGGACCCACTCACCACACCAGTCCTCGTCGTAGGTGACGGGCCAGCCCCAGTCGTCGTTGTCGGTGTCGTTGCGCACGGGCGGGTGGATGCGGCAGAGCCCGGAGTTGCGCTTGTCGGGGTACGAGGTGACCTTGTCCCAGTACCGGCACTCGTAGCAGGTCGGCTCGCTCATTCGGCCATGCCCCTTGCTGCGATTCTCGACATGATGGCTTGCTCGGAGTCTCCTGCTTTACGCCAGAGCGTGACGTCGTCGTTGGTGACGGGCACGTAGGGAAAGCCATGATCGTCGGGGCCGCCGAGGTGCAGGGCGGCCGGATACCCGCAGACCAAGCACTTCGCGTACTTCACTGGGCCGATGCCCTCTATCTGGCAGATGGTGCAGCGCCACTTGCCCGGTTCCAGGTTCTTCCACTCGTGCAGATGCTCTTTCGCTTCACCGGAATTTTCCGGGGATTTCGGGGTCTCTTCTGCCATGTGCTTCTCCTACGATGCTCTCGCCGTTCTAACTGCGATGAGCCTATCATCACGCATAGCCTGTAACACCGCCTCGGTATTAACGCGGGTCCAGGTCTTACCCTCACGTTCGGTGAGGTACTTATGAATCGACACTTTCTCAGGTGGTTTACGCTTCACTGCCTTGCTCCCATATCTGCATCGTGGCTGCGGAGAATGCTAACTTGATTTTCCCGGTGGTGCCATTGCGCTGCTTGCGGATGATCAGTTCCAGTCCACTGGGCCGGTTATACTCGATCGCCTCGCTTACTTCTTTCTGGCTGGCGTGAAGGAACATCACGGTATTGGCGTCCTGCTCGATCGAACCAGATTCACGCAGATCGTGGAGTTGCGGTGGGCGATCATCCTTGGCACTCTCCCGGTTCAGTTGGGACAACACGATGAACGGCAGTTTCAATTCATTGGCGGCGAGCTTCAGGCCACGGCTGAGTTCTCCCACTTGTTCGACGCGGTGTTGGCCTTTACTGCCGACCGGATTGAGAATCTGCATGTAATCGACGATCACCAGCTTAATCCCCTTGGCCCGCTTGATGGCTGCGACAATCGCGGACACCGTTGAGCTGGCCGCATCGTCGACCTTGATCTTGGTTTCGACTAATTCAGATATCACCCTCTGAACGTCCCGGCGTTTCGCCGGATCATAGACTGTCCCCTCGATCAGCGCCTTCAGCGGAACCTCGGAGGCGGATGAGATCATGCGGAGCCAGATCTCCCGCGCGGTCATTTCCAGGGAGAACACCGCGACTCCTTCATCCTGGGCATAGCGGGCGATCATGGCTGCCACAGCACTCTTACCCAAACCCGTCCGCGCTCCGATCACCACCAACTGACCGGGCATGAAGCCGCCTCCAGTCAGGAGCTTGTTGAGTTTCTTCCACGGGGTCGGCACAACTTCGTCCTTTGGCGGAGCCAGGAATGCTTCGATGCCGCCGTACTCTTCGATGAGTTCGCCTAATCCCCGGAGACCCAACCGCTTTTCAGTACGCGAACCGAGATCCCGCAGCAGGGCTTCGGCTGCCCGGATGTCTTCGGTACCGGCACCCGGCAGGCACATCCGCTCGGCGAGTTCATGGGCGGCGATGGCTGCGCGCCGGAGGGTGGACTTGTTCCGCAGGATGCCGAGGTAGCTTTCGATGTCGAGGATCTTCGACACGATTACCAGTCCGCTCAGGTAGGCGAGGCCGCCCACGCTTTCGGCATGCCGCTGATCGGCGAGGCGCTGGTGAACCGAGTAGAGCGTCACCTCCTGGCCGTTGTCGTAGCACCAGCGGGCAGCGTCGAGGATTCGCTTGTGTTGTTCGAGGTATAGATCATCCCGCTGTAACGCCAGGATGGCGCTGGTGGCTTCGGCGTCGGTAAGGAGGACGCCGAGCACCAGCTTCTCGGTTTCGATGGCCTCGGGCAAATTGGGCGGGATCAGGTTTGGGGTTTGTTGGTGGGTCATTGGAGTCTTTCTTTCGTTGGTTTGGATGCCAGGAGTCTCCTGGCTTTTTCGGCTTGCTCTTCTGGGGTGGTGGTAGGTGTGGCATCGAAGGGGAGCAAGTCTTCGTTGTCATAATGCCCACCGTTAAGCCATGTGGCCGGGTAGATAGGGGTCCGGTTGCTAGCTGCTGCCTCGGCGAGGAGTTGTGGACCTTGCGCCTTAGCTGCGGCGATGATTCGGTGGCAGTCCTCCTCTGACCTTACCTTCTTCAGCCAAGCAGTCTTCGCATTATCCTTGCCGCGCTTCAGCCAGACAATCTTCCAGAACTCGTCGAAGAGAATGTCGCGCTTCCGCGCCGGAGGCGCAATCTTCTCTTTCTGAATACTCTCTGTAGTTGTTTCTTTGTTGTTAGTGGCCGGTTGATGGTCGTTTGATGGCAGTTTGTTGGTTGTTTGTTGGCCGGTCGGCAGGTTCTCGTTCTGGTAACGCTCAAAGTTTACAACCACATACACGGTAAATTTGTTGGTCGATTTCGAGGTCAACATCTGGCTGGCTTCGAGCACCTCAAGTGCGCGCCGCACTTGCCCTCGCGACATGTTGCATTTGCGCGCCATTTCGATGGAGCCGCTGACGAAACCGCCGATCGGGAGTTCGACTTCCTTGTGCCCATCCCAATATTTGCGTGGCTTGTAGGTAGCCTTGAGCAGGCAGTAGATCCAGACTTTCAGGTAGGCAGGGGGGTGTTGGGTCCAGAGCAGGTGTTCCTCGATCGTCCGGTACAGGACGACGAACCCGCGCGACTTGTCTACGTTCACGGACATTCCTTATCTGGCTCACCGGGGGCGGGCTGGATAAGGAACAGCCCGCCGTAGTCCCGGCAGATTCCGTCGAACAACGGGGGAGCTACCCTCGCTGCTTTGGCCGACGGATAAGTCTAACTCTAGATGCTGTTGATGGCAATAGTTTTACGATCAAACCCACGGCTACTTGTTCTGCCTTCCTAAAGCCAACGGTTTGTATAACAGGTGCTGGCCTGCCTGACTGACGTGGACGCTGCCGTCGGCGCGGCGCACCGTCTTCCACCCTGCCTGCTTGAAGCAGTAGCCGGGATTGGCGCTGCGGATCTTGGCCGGATCGACGTAGGTGTACAGCCGGTTCGGGCCCCACTTCTCGAAGGCAATCGCCTCGCATTCGAGGATGATGTCGCTCGACCGGCGGCTGGATTCGTTGCGGAAGATCGCGCAGTTGTAGCCGGTCTGAGCGTCCATCCGCATGTCCTCGCGCGGATACAGCCAGCCGAAGAGCACGTCCCCGGCGGCGTCCCGGATGACGAGCTTGCGCCCTGAGTAGAGGAACTGCCGCGCGCCCACCGTGCGCCGGGAGTAATGGCGGTCGGCGAGCATCGACATCTCTCCGTCGAAGTGGTTGGTAACGATGAGCTCATCCGTGAAGGCCAGTCTCATGTGGCGGTCTCCCGCAGCAGATCCCCGCTCGTCTTCAGATAGCTCTTCAAGCTGTCGAGAACTTCCAATTCGAGATAGATCGTGTTGGTGTCGCCGATGCCGTGGCTCGTCGTGAGTTTTAGCACTCCGTTTTCCCATTCGGCGTATACGGCGTCGCCTAAATACGTCTTGGGTGGAGTAGTGGTCATTGGACACCTGCCTTGATAGCCGCTACCGACAGTTGCTCGAGCTTGTCGAGCCAGAACGGACGCGAAAGCGGCTCGTTGCTGAGCGATGAGAGCACCAGTTGCATGATGGTATGCAGGCGCCGGAGATAGTCGAGTTGCTCTTCGGTCATGGTTTCGAATGCCTTCCTAAAGCCAGACTTAATGCGATACGGACCAGCACTTGAAGCTTGAGGTTCTTAGAATCGAGGCGCACCCGGCTGCCGAGGGTGGTGACCACCACCGAGCCATCCGGATCGGCATGCGAGGCGAGCGCGGGCATGCGGGTCAACTCGAGGCAATTGAGGATGATCATGGTTCCACCGTGAGGCGGCCGAGGTAGACCTCGGTATGGTTGGTGACGGTGAGCTGCCATTCGCCATACGGCAGAGCCAGGAGGACGGCGAGCGCCCCGCTATCCTCGTTGACAGTGCCGAGGATCGAGTTGACCTCGATGGTGTAGGGCTTGATCCCGGCGGGCAGGTTATGTTCGTGGAACGTGATGATCATCGCGGCCACCTCCCCGTGACCATCCTGCACAACAGTGCAGTAACGAAGAAGAAGCCGAGGCATACCAGAAAGGTGAGGCAGGCGATGACCCACAAGCAGTTATCCCACAGGCTCAGGCCGGGCAAAGGGGAAAGCGGTTCCGGCGCCGGCCGGGGTTTTTCAAGCTCCTCGTAGTCCTGCTGCGACAATCCGAGTGGTTTGCTCATAGCGCAACCTCCAGATCGAGCGGCACCTGAGCGTGGCCGGTGAGGGAGGCGCGCATACTCGAGTACTGGCTGATCCCGCTGCCATCGATCGAGTCCACCTCCCCCTCCTCGCACCAGCGGTAGCGCTCGGGCGTGTTCACCCGGCCGACATGCACCCACTTGCCGAACATCTTGGCCGCGCGGATATGCTGGCGGGCTACCGGGGAAGTCTTGAAGGCGTCGTCGCCGCCGACGAACAGGGCATCGAACTCGTGCCAAGGCAGGCGGTGGTGCTCGGCGCCGTTCTGCAACACCAGCGCCACCTTGGGCCAGCCCGAGAGATCCTTGCGCCACCGTTCCCACAGGTCAAGCGTGAGGGACTGGCTACCTACCATGTCGGGGGCCACCACGAACAGGCACCGCCCCCGGTTCTCCCATTCCCGCTTGAGCAGGGAGCGGTAGGAGGCGGGATCGAACGAGGAGTAGGCGCCGTTGTCGATGGCAAACGCGCCGCCCCGGTTCGAGAAGCGGGTGAGGGGGGTGAGGAGCTGCCCCACCTGAATTGGCTCGACGCCGAGGTCCGAGGCGCACACGGCCAGGTCTTCGGAGGTGTCGAGGAGGAAGGTCATAGGGTGTAGACCACGCCGCAGTTCACGGTCTCGCGCAACTCGAGGCGCTTGAGGCCGGGAACGCACAGGTTCGCCACGATCCAGGCGGCAATCACTTCGCAGGTGGGATTGGGGAGGAAATCGTTGAGCGAGCGGTGGTCGAGCTTCTCCTTGAGCGGCAGCCACTTCTCCCGGAGTTCGGCGTAATCCATGATCCAGCCGGACGTGGTGTCCACCTGGCCCGTCACCTCGAGGCGGATGCGGTAGGTGTGGCCGTGCGGGCGGCGGCACTTGTGGTCTTCCCTCACGTTCGGCAGCCAGTGCGCGGCGTCAAAGGAGTCTTCGAGGAAGATGGAGATCATGGCGCACACCGCCGGATCTCGAGGATCAAACGCTGAAGCAGCGCCGTCTGAATGAGGGCCGGGGGAATTCTCCATACCCTCCAGGAGAGGAAGCTTGCCTCGTTGTACTTAATGCAATCGTTAGAGAATCCCTCCTGCCTCAGGTGGCGGCCGCGCGCCGGTCCCTCATGGATTCCGCCTTCGATCTCCACCGCAATCTTGGCTTCGGGCCAAGCGAAGTCGAAGCGCCAGCCACGTCCAATGAAAAACTTGTACTCACGCTCGAAGGGGGGGCCGTTGAGCACGCGCCAGGCAATGGCGAAGGCCTCTTCATGGGGGGATTTGGCGGCGGGGATCTTGCTTTTTTTCATGTAATTTCTAACGGCGCCTGCGAAATTTCAGCCATCCCAGGAGGTTGAGGAGGGCGAAGAACGCGAGCGCCACGTACACCACGTCCATCAGCGCTTGCCTTGGAACCAGGCGGCGAGCCAGCCCACGGCATAAGACGTGTGGTAGGCGAGCCACTCGAGCCAGGAGAGGCGGCGCACCTGGGCGACTCCGTCCTCATCGACTGCGACCACACGCATTGCTTGTTGTTTCATTTGGTTTCTTTCCTTCCGTACAAATACTCGTACCGCTTCCGCGCATTGTCGCGTCGGCGCTGGATCTTCTCCTCGTCGAGGACTCGCTTCTTCTCAGGCTTGCGCTCCGAGACTGGAGCGGCGAAGACGGTGTCGCGATCGGGGCCGCGGAAGGGGATGGGCAAGCCTTCCTCGACGGCAATCATCACCTCGTCGGGGATCTTGTCCTGCGGCTGGTTGCCAAAGCCGTTGTCGATGAGCAGATCCAGCTGTCGAAACCGGACGTGATCGCGGATGGCGAGGGGCAGCACCTTCTCCGGGGGGGAAGGAGCCGCCTGGATGGTGAGTCCGAGGCGGCGCAGCATCTGAGGTAGACCGGGCATGAGGAATTATCTAACGAACGACGAGCCGGTTGCGCCCGAATTTGAGATCAACTCCCGGTATATCCCGGCCTTCTTTCATAGCCTTTCGAAGGGCCACTTTGTCTGCCGTGTAGGTGACTTTGATGTCCATCCTGTCTTCGAGATCGGCAGAGAGTTCCCGCCAGGCAGCGCCGCTCATCTGGACCGTGAAGGTCTTGAACTCGTCGGGCACCGCATCCAAGTCGGTGATCTCGACACTCTCCGGGTTGGCCTGGATGGCAAGGCTGCCGTTGTCGGCCTCGACTTTCTTTTGGCCCGACAGTTCGATGCAGCGGATGAGGTAGGCTTTGAAGCGCTCGAGGCCCGACTCAAGAGACTTGCGCCACTCGGCGATGCGGTTCTCCTCGGCTTTGGCGCCGGCAATCTGCGCCTCGATGTGGGAGATGGCCCGGATGCAATTGCCGCGCTTGGCTACCGCCTGCTGCGTCTTCTCGAGGAAGGCGGCCTGGAAGGCTTGGAGCTGGTCTTCGGGGACGAGCGCCTCGGTGTCGATGAACTGCGTCAACTCCTGCTCGATGGCATAGAGGGAGAGCTTGTTATCGTGCATCGGTGCCCTCAGCCAAGGCTTCCCAGGCCGGATCCGCCTCTGCCTGATCGGGGGGAGGCGGGCTAGCAACCTGCGTGCAGTACTCATACAAGCTCTTGATGATTTCTCTGATCTGTCGCCTCGTGCGGCCGTGCAACTCATTCCCATGCTGCATGCCGTGCTCGCCGATGATGCGATAGTACTCGTGCTCGGAGCCGGTGAGTTCGTTGATGATCGGTTTGAACCCGGTCACAATTTGCACCGTCTCGGCAAACCCGGTCGCCTGCGCGTACAGTTCGGCGAGGCGAGGCTCGATGTCGGGGAGGGGTGCCGGGGCAGGCTTGGCCTCTTCGACGCGTCTGGCGGGCACGGGAGCGGGCGCCGGGGCAGGTGCTTCGGCCTCGGCCGTTTCCCCTTCGCCGAGTTCGCCGTCCGAGTAGACGGGCACGCCGCCGAAGATCTCGGGCGTGAACCACTTGGCCCCATTCGAGATGGCGCGGGCGAAGTACATGTTGCGGGGGTATTTGTTATACATGTCGCCGCGGATGCCGGCGGCTTGAGCATCCTTGGCGGTGAAGGTGGACTTGCCGAGCTCCTTGCCGTCCTTGGCGAGGAAGGAGAGGGTGCAGCCATCCTGCTCGAGCCGCTCGACGCGGAAGTCGTAGCCATGCTGGCGGATCAGCGCAGCCATGAGATTGGCGGACAAGGTGACCTTGCCCTTGATGAGCGAGATGCCCATCATCGAGGCAATCGGGGGCAGGCCGAGTTCCTGCCCTGCCAGCACCTTGACACAAGCCTGCGCGGCGTCCTTGGCATCGGCGAAGTAGCCGGACTTGGCCAGCAAAGCGCCGAGGGTCTGGACCTCGGCCAGACCCATGCGTGCGGGGAGATTCTCGCTCATTAGACGAGCACCCCGTCCTGTTCGGACACGCCCGCGGGGGCGAGCTCGCCGTCGGAGTCGCGGTCGAGGTGGGCGGCGATGGTCTCCATCTCGCCGAGCGCTTTCTCCATCTGGCCCATGACGTGGGCGATGTTCTTGGGATCGAAGAACAGCGTGAAGTTGGAGAAGCCGTCATTGGCGGTGATCGAGAACCAGGCGGTTTCGCCCTGGAGTTTGGCCTCGAAGCGGGCCTTGTCGGCATCGTGATTGTGGAAGTTGATGGTCATTGTGTGTGTGATCCTTTCTGTTCTGATAGTAACCCGATGCTAGGTAGACTTGCAATAGTACATAGGTACTTATTTGTGCTAGGTAGAATCTATTCGAGATCCTGCGGCTGGTACACGTAGGGATCGGCGGAGCGCACCCGCTCGAGGCCTGAGAGCCGCGCCTCCAACTCCTGGATGCGCCGGTCCGTCTTGCCGCTGACCCACGAGGCGACGAGGGCGTTGCCCAAGGTGAGCATGCAAGCCAGGAGCGCGGCGGTGAAACAGATCCATTCCATCAGGCTTTCCCTTCCTCCTCGAGAATCTTCACATCGCACTCGCACAGGAACACCGGCATGCCGCACTCGACGCAGCGCACCGGCTCGGGTTCCGGTTCTGAGCAGGCGCACTCCACCAGCGGCAGCTTGCAGAACGGGCACAGCGTGTCTTCCGCCTCCCGGGTGGTCATGGCGTGACTCCTAACTGCGGCAGCGCCTGCGACAGGGCCACCATTTCGCGCATGCTCCGGATCGAATAGAAGATCACCTTGCCATTGGACTTGGGGATATGCCGGCGCGGATGGCGCACGATCACCCCATTCGAATCCAGCACCGGGTCGAGATAGACCTTGATGTCCTGGAGGTGGTTGTCCTTGGCGAAATCCGGGCCGAGTTCGCGGATGGTGGCCTGGCGCCACGAGTAGAAATTCACCCGCACTTTCATGGCGGTGCGCTCTTCGCCGGCATCGATGGTGATCGTCTTCTTCGCCGTGGGATCGCCGCCCACCTGCTGGCAGATCATGAGATAGATCTCATGCCCGGGGATCAGGTCACGCCGCTTGACCGACTCGTTCGACTTGGCCTTGGCTTTGGTCCTGGCGGTCACGCGCTTCTTGTACTCGCCTTCGGCGGCGGGCAGCCGCGGCGCATTGCCCATATTGGCCACGTCGACAGCGAGCGGAGTGGTGGCGCCCTCGAACACCTTGGGCCTAGGATCGGTATACGGATGGATCTCGATGCCCTTCGGCGCCGGGATGATCGGACGGGGCAGGCTCATGCTTTCACCTCCAACGGAATATTGCGGGCCACGCGGCACGGCGGACACACCCGCGCCCGCACCAGGCCGAGCCTCAGCCGCTCCCCGGCGGCCGGCTCCAGGCAGAAATGGCACCGCACCGTCGAGCGGCTCGTGCGCGTGATCGAGATCTCGTTGTACTCCACAGGCACCGCCTCACCGGTCATACGGATACCTTTGTGGGCGAATGATTGCCTCCGGATCATGGCTTTGGCCTCTTCTTTTTGAGCGCCGGCAGCTTTTTCAGATCCTGAGCGTTCCACCAGGAGAATCCTTCGATGGAACGGTCAAGCCGGAGTCCTC